TGCCTTTGCCATCATCTCTATATAACAATGCCATTTTGTTTCCAGGAAATGGTGCTTCTTCAGCTATGTTAGAATTTACAATATCCGATGATACAATTTCAAATCCTAAACTTCTTCCATCTATTAGTTTAGTATACTTGAATACTGGTATATCGTCATTGATAGAATTTAATCTATACTGTTCAGTTGACACTCCGGCTACTATATCCTTTTTAACAGGCTTACCAAAAGTATTATTTGAAGGTAATGCAGAATTCATTGCTTTAATAAATTGCTCGAACCAATCAGGATTAGATGCATCATTCCATATGATAGTTTGTCCTTGTAAATTTCTTCCATTGCTATCATATATTTCTTCTGATGTTTTAATACTGGCAACTTTTAAAAGTCCGTTAGCTGCTTGATTTCTCTTAGGATTGTAAGAAAGTAATCTTGCAAGACGTAATACACTTTCACGTCTATCGGCTAATTCTAAATAATTTTCTCTAGCATTTAAATCAATACGGAAAGCTAAGTTTTGTCCAAGGAATGCAATAAGATCTACAAGTGCAAGATATTCACTTGATTCGATATAGTCGTTGAAATCTTCTGGGTAGTTGTCTCTCAAATACTGAATCATTGTACGACGAAGATTATCAAAGTCGTAGCTTTTAAAATTTGCATTACGGAAAGACTGGTATACTCTCTTCCAATCTTCGGATAATAGTAATCGGTTTTGTCTATCAGTTGAGGACATTGCTATTCCTTATGTTATTGTAATATTTAGCAGTTTTGAAAAACTGCGTATATAATTATTCAGTTAAAAATCCTGCACTTTCGTCGAACTGAAATTGTAAAGTTTCAGTTATAGAATACGGCAAATAAACTAACTCACATGTAACTTGTATACCATTTTCAAATGAATCAACCATTATTTGATTTACCGATACTCTAGGATCAAAATTAACAATGTCTGATACGTCTTGAATAATTAAATTTTTAATTTGATCAGTAAGCGGTTCAAAAAGTATATCCCATATGACTGTTCCAAACTCGGGATCACTAAGTTTTTCACCTTTCCTGATGTGAAAATGATTAATAATATCCTGTTTTATTAATGCAATATCATACAAGGTGTTTGAACTTTCAATGTCATCGTTTATAGTGCTAAATCCTTTGTATGTTGGACTTTTTATGTAAACGTTATCTTTTTTAGAGCCGCCCTTTACAGTTATTTGTTTATACAATGATTTTTCTGTTGTACTCATTTATTACCCCTTCTTAAATGTATCGTCTATTGGAGGAAATTCAAATTCCGACTCTTCTTCTTCTGGACGTTCTTTTTCTGTTGATTGTGTTTCATCAGGAATAAACTTTTGTGGATCAAGATTTTCATGTTCTTCCCAAGGTTCGTGCTTTGGAATTCTTTTAACATAAAATGCAAATTCATCATCTTCAAATTCTTTTGCTTCTTCGCCGCCTTCGGCAAGTTCTGGTTGTTCTCCTGTGTACTGGAAAGAATAACTGTTTAGTTTTTGATCATCACCTGGTCCTGAATCAGGCCACGGTGAGCCTGCACCTGTACCGTTTATAGCACCTGAATTTAAAAGTGAACAATTTAGTCTTCCGTTTACTTCTAAATTACTATTAATAAAAGTGTTAGACGATCCCATAGTATGTCTATCTTTTGCGCTATGAGATATACGATTTGCTTCTAGTGCTACAGTATTATCAACCATAGTTCTCATTTCGTTTTTTATAATTGTTAATTTAGCACCTTCGACCCACAAATGTTGGTCAGCCCCTACTCTAGTATACGATTCATTATCAATTCTAATATCTGATCTATTTTCAACATGCATTTTATAATTTTTTGCATGGTGCGTAGTTTTTTCTAAAGAATGCATTTTGATGTCTTTATCAGCAATAATATTAATATCTTCTTTAGCAGCCATATTAATATCTCTGCCTGCATTAAGGTTTAAGTCGTTATCTGTATTAATACTTACACTGTCTTCGGAATAAATTTCTATTTTTCCGTTGGCTGTCATTTCTATCCAACTTTTGCCACTGCCGTGTGAAATGTATATTAAGTCTTCTGAGTTATGCAATAATATTTGATGCCCTGATCTTGTTTTTAATCTTATTAACTCATTTGCTGGTATTTTTTTGTCGCCTGATGTATCTCCAGCGTCAAGATTTGCATATTCCATCTTGTCATCTTTTGCAGGCATTTTTCTAAACAAGCTAGGATCTCCGTCATCCATTACAAAACTAGAACCACCTAATCTATTAAACGGTGCTTGTATTGATGAGCCAATTGTCGGACCGTATTGATGTTTTGGTCCATCAGGATCATGCGGTCCTGGTGTACTCATTCCAAACACCATACTAGGAACTTCTCGTCTTGCGCTTGAAGTAGTAGTACCTCTAATATGATCAGTTTTTAGTCCGCTTTCTTCAAGCTGTTCAAGTTTATTAGGATCAGCAGGTTTTGTAATTTGTGTTACATCTTTGCCGTCGCCGCCTTCAACTAATTTATTATATTCACCAACCGGTAATGCAGCAGCAGTATCTTGATCATTGTAAGTTGTTCCTGCATACCCAGGTGTCATAAAATTCATACCAACATCAGGTACACACCCAATCCAATATGCTTGTGAAAAGTCGCCTTCTGGCATTACAACTATAACTTGTGTACCAATATCAGGCGGAACTGCCCAAAACCCATAACTTTTTTGTGTACTAGCAAAATCACTGTTTTCAGAAAGTCCAGAATAAGGCGTTTGTCCATAAAATGGACTTGCATATTTACATGCAACAGTTTCGCCTTGAAAACTACCTGTTGCAGATTTTCTTAATATCTCAACTTGTATTCCTCCCATGTAAGTTGTATCTAAATGATTAACAACTTTACCGAGAAATATACCTGTAGTATTGCGATTTCTATCTAAATTATCTCTTTTTTCTGTTGCCATTTTATGTTCTTAACCTCTTAACCCATCATCTGGTCCTGGGTTTGTCTCAACACCAATACGGTTTGATTTATTGCCTTTTTGTATTACTTTTCCGTTACCACCGAATAAGAAATTAAGAGCTGCGCCAGCAACACTTTCAATTGAAATGTCTTGATTTCTTTTTCTTGCTAACTCTAGTGTTTGGGTAAACTTTCCATCTTCAAAATTATTTTCTACTTGTATTACAGAATATATTCCACTAAACATGGCAATTGGTAAAAATCCGCCTAAAGGATATTCTACATAACCATCTTTGCCATCGTAATCTATAGGAGTTCTAAAGTTTAAAATTACATAAACTTCGCCGTCCATAGGATTCATACTACCGTCAAGTGTAACTGGTAAAAATGGAAAACTAGGTAATCCTAAATAATTACCTACACCAACATCTGAAATAAAATAAGGATCACCGTGAATTTTTAAATCAACTTTTAACAAGTCATTTGACGAATTAATCATCATATCATTAAAGTATCTTGCTGCACCAGTTTCAGGATCATCAGCACCATTACCTCCGTTTGCACCTTCACGGATTGTATCTGCAGAATCGTCAGCAATTCTACCATTACCTGATGCAGATCCTACATTACCTGCATTGTTACCAGTAGTAGTTGGTGTGTCAGGATCCTTTTTAGTAAATCCTAAAGCACCGCCTAGTCTAGAAAATAACTGCTTTTGTGATCTAGCTGCATCAACTCCGGTATAAAACATTTGATTAAACTTTAATTCAAAATCGATAATATCTTTGTTAACTCCTGTATAGATGTAACTATAAGCCTTTGGTGTTAATAATTGTTTAAGCAACGTTTTACCGAAACTAGTTGCTCCAGGTGCTGAGAAATTAGACTCATCTGACTTGTAGGGCCTAACACGATAAACATATATTTTTGGTGTTTCACCAGTAACTAATCCTTGTAAGAGTCCTCCCGAGTTATACACTTGTGCTTCAATTCTAAACCATCTAACTGCGCCAGTTGCATCAGATCGCATCTCGGAAAAATCTCTAGCATATTGCGAGGTGATAATAACTTCTTCAATTATTTCTGTAATTTTAGAATCTTTTTCAAACGAATATGCATGAGCTTCGGGATCGTATGATATTAGTCCACGTTTTAATCTAGTTGGATCGGTTGGATCTTCAGCAAATGACGGGAGTTGATATGGTGTGCCACCAAAGTTATATGTAGTTCCTGGTTTCAATAAGGACGACTTTCCAATATCATTCATGTTAGTTATTGCTTCTGCTTTTAATTTGTCTCCTAACATACTACCTAGAGTAAAAATATTCTGGTTTTCTGCTAATCGTTCTCCGACCCTTGGAGGTACAATTCCTTGGTCGCCAACTAATCCTTGATACCAGTCTTGTATAGTATTTCCTACCGAGTTTAATGAACCTGTTATAGCAGACGCAATTGAACTTACTGCACCTGATATAGCACCTAATAGAGAAGTGTTTGGAAATTGTATAACATATTTGTCTGTCATTCCGCCAAAAGAGCCGTGCTGTCTGGCTTTAACTTGATCATCTGCAATTCTATTCATTTCAGCTGTTAAACTTTTTGGACCAGTTTGTAAAAGTTCTGCAACAGTACGTCCTGTAATTTCTACATCAGCTTTTAACCTTTGTGTTCTATTAGTTAATGCTCTGTCAGTATAAGGAGCAGCCTTTACACTATATACTGCACCTGATTCGTTTACTTCCATGTCAACTTCAACTAGTTGTATCGGAAAATGCCTTTGGCTAAAAAATGGTGAAACAACGTTGCCGTCATCGTCGTATCCTATAAATGCTACGCTTAATAAAAAAGGTGCTTCTAAATAGTTTTTGTGTCCAGTTACAAGAGACGCACTTCTTAAATTGTGAAAAAACTGCCCCATTGAATAAGGTTCAATTACTTTGAAATTAATTTGTGTAGCATTACTATGCCTTGTTTTAGGATTTGGTGCTACTGTATTTTTTATCATAACGTCTTCAATAAAAAATTCTCTTTTTCCATCTAAATCGTATAATGACGGTATAGTTGGTCCTCCGCCGCCGCCGCTTCTGATAATTTTAACTAACGGTCCTAAGGTTCTATAACTTAAAGGAAAATTAAATTCTAAGTTTGTTAAACAGCCTAATGTAAATATCGGAGCATAACTTGCAAACTGATCTAGTTCATTTCTAAAAGGATATACATCAGCACCATAAAGTGCTGTTGCTCCTGCTAAACTAGGATTTTGAAGAAAGTTAAGAGTTTGAGAAACTGTCCCGTTATCATTAATAGTTGCTCTATTAGTAGTTCCAGCTGCGCCAACACCGTTATCTCCAAAGAATATATTATTAGATGTGTTATCTATAAAAGGCATATTAAGCTCCTAGCGTTCTTGCTAACGCATCTCCTTTAGGCAAATAAATTTTAACGCCCGGTATTAAATCGTACACCGGATCTTTTAGTAAATCAATGTTACGTTGTGCAAATACCCACCATAAATTTTTAGTGCCATACAAATCAAATGCAAGCAAATCGGGACGATATGTATATTGAGGTTGCACTTCGTATAAAATATCATCGTCACTTGACGGTATTGGTCTAATTTGTAAAGTATCTAAATAAAGATCGTTTACTATTTCAGTTTTAAACCATGGACTGTTATTTTCGTAGTTTACATCAATCTGTCTCATTAGATAAATCCTTTGTTACCAATATATCCACCATTAACAAATTTGTCTAAACTAAACTTAGTAATAGATTTTCTACTATAAGTAGGTTGTACTTGAACATTGATTGCACTTCTAACCGGAACCCAAGTTCCGTTTTCACCAATATCACATTGAATGTAATCAACATCACTAGGTAAATCTACTGTAAAGTAAGTTACTGTTACAGGTATATTGTTAAAAACAAAGTCGCCGTACCCATTTAATTTAACAACAGGGGGCGGAGAACCTTGATTACTTGTTTTACCATACGCCATTTTAGTAACACTTCTTAAATAATGTGTTGCTGCAACCCAATACTCAGCTTCTTTTGCATTTTCAACAAAAAACTCGCCAATTATTGTTAAAGAACTCACTTGACTGTTCTTGTAGGCCGGAAACGGATAATTACTATGTGTAGGATGAAGTGCATTGTAGTTAGCAGTATGTTCCATTGTTATTTGAGGTGTAAAAGGAAACATAAATCCGTCTGTTTCTAACAAGGGAGCCATTACAGGACTGTTTTGAAAGTTTGGCGGTAAAGAAAGCCTTACTCTCCAGTCTAAATCTGTTTTTGATCCCCAATTGGCTTGTACAAAGTTTAAATCAGTTGACGAAACAGCACCGACCGGTAAGTCGCCTCTTCTTCTAGCTGATGGATTTGTTACTGCTTCACTCGACTGTGAAACTCCAGAACCAGAAGGGAATGTACTACCATTTAAATTTTCGTTGCTAAAGCTATCTACCATATGCTTCTCCTATACATTATTTAGTTGACAAAATTAACTGCGTATATTATAATAACTTATCAAATCAGGAGATTACTGTGAGGAAACAGAATTATTTAAACAATAAAGATTTATTAAAACAGATACATATTTCAAAATCACAATTTAGCAGCTTTGTTGATCCAGACTATGCACAATATGATATTATTTTGCCTAGTTTAGAAAAGATTAACATAAGAACCATTGCAGAAGCCAAGCGTAACAAAGCAAAACGTTTAGGAGATGCCGATTACCAAGAAAGAAAAGCATCTGGAGAAAGAGTTAAACAAGCAGACTGCGAAGTTGACTACAAAAAAATTACAAAAGAAGAATTAATTTTTCGTATAATGACTTTTGATCACATTCCTGATGAGCCTGGGCGCAAGAAAACACCGAAAACTATTGCAGATACAAAAGTAAAACTAAATTTTCCACCTTTTCAACATTATAAGTTTAATGACAATGACGAATTAGTATGCGTAGGCAAAAGTCACTGGCAGGGAGGCATGGAAAACGGTAGTTTTAGTTTAAAACATGCAAGAGCCACTAACGAATTAGCAAGAATGTGGATGAAACTAGTTGATAGATATGCAACTCGCGGCAATGTTCGTGGTTATACCTACAATGACGAGATGAAAGGACAAGCAATCCTTCAATTATCACAAATAGGACTACAATTTGATGAATCCAAATCCAATAACCCCTTTGCTTATTATACCGCTGCTGTTACTAATAGCTTTGTGCGTGTTATTAACTTAGAAAAACGCAATCAAAACATAAGAGATGACATTTTAGAAATGAATGACATGAATCCTTCGTATACTAGACAACATCAAGGCGAATGGGAAGCAGCAGTTGCTCGCGAAAAAGAAGCCGAAGCAAAAAAGTAGTTGACATATTAGTTTTATGATTGTAAACTAGTATTGTTATAATAGAGGATTCTAATTTGTTTAAAAAAGCAGCAGTCTTTACAGATATCCATTTTGGATTGAAAGGTAACAGTCGTGTTCACAACGAAGATTGTGAAGAATTTATCGATTGGTACATTGAACAGGCTAAAAATCATGGATGTGAAACTGGTATATTTTGTGGTGACTGGCATCACAATAGAAACAGCCTAAATCTTACAACAATGGATGCAACAATACGTTGTTTAGAAAAACTAGGCAAAGCATTTGACAAATTTTATATGTTTGTTGGTAATCATGACTTATATTACAAAGACAAACGTGATGTAAGCTCAACTATATTCGGTAAACATATTGAAGGTATTACATTTGTAGACGAAATCTACGAAGAAGATGATGTAGCACTTGTTCCATGGCTAGTAGGCGACGAGTGGAAGAAAATTGAGAAGATTAAAGCCAAATATATTTTTGGACACTTCGAACTTCCAAGTTTTTATATGAATGCTATGGTCCAAATGCCAGATCACGGAGACTTGCGTCCGCAACATTTTGTAAATCAAGACTATGTGTTTAGCGGACACTTCCATAAACGTCAAGTACAAGGTAAGATTCATTATATTGGTAATGCATTTCCACACAACTATGCAGACGCATGGGATGATGAACGTGGTATGATGATACTAGATAAAGAAAATGGTAAAGAGCCCGAATACTTAAACTGGTGGAATTGCCCAAAATATCGTACAACTACATTAAGCAAGTTATTAGATCCAGATGCAGACATTATTAAACCTAAAATGTATCTGCGTGTTACTATTGATGTGCCAATTTCTTATGAAGAAGCACAATTTATCAAAGAAACATATATTTCGCAAAATAATTGCAGAGAAATTACACTAATTCCACAAAAACAAATCGAAGAGATTACTACTGACTTAGACATTTCGGCATTTGAAAGTGTTGACGAAATAGTATCTAAAGAAATTGCTGCCATCGACAGTGATAACTTTGACAAAAAGATGTTACTAGACATATACAACGAGTTATAAATGATTAAAATTAAAGACCTTACAGTAAAAAACTTTATGAGTGTGGGCAATCAGACCCAGGCTGTAGATTTTAACAGAGAAAAACTAACACTAGTACTTGGCGAAAACTTAGATCAAGGCGGAGACGATAGCGGTTCACGTAACGGAACAGGTAAAACAACAATTATTAATGCACTAAGTTACGCTCTTTACGGAACAGCACTAACTAATATTAAACGTAACAACCTTATCAATAAAACTAACAGTAAAGGTATGGTTGTTAGCCTTGATTTTGAAAAGGATGGTATAGATTATAGAATCGAACGTGGTAGATCTCCTACATTTTTTAAATTTTTTATAAATCAAGAAGAACAAGCACAAGACGAATCGCAAGGCGACAGTCGTAAGACGCAAGAATTCTTAAATGACTTGTTAGGTATGAGTCATGACATGTTTAAGCACATTGTTGCACTAAACACTTACTCAGAACCGTTCTTGAGTATGAGAACTAACGATCAACGTGCTATTATTGAGCAGTTACTTGGTATTACTATCTTATCAGAAAAGGCAGATGCACTCAAAGAAGAAATTAAATCTACTAAAGATTTAATTACAGAAGAAACTCTTAAAATTGAAGCAATACAAACTGCTAATAGTAAGATCGAAACTACTATTGAAAATCTTAAAAAGAATCAACGTGCTTGGTTAGCTAAAAAACAGCAAGATAGTGATAAACTATCCAAAGCAATCGACGAATTAGAGCATTTAAATATTGATTCTGAGCTAGAATCACATGAAAAACTTCAAAATTGGACTGAATTAAACACTGCAATTACGGCTCTTAATAAAGAAAAAAGCACACTAGAGAGCGCACTATTACGTGCCACTAAGTCTGTAGAAAAAGCAGAAAAAGACATCGCAAATCTTGAAGATGCTACTTGTTATACTTGCGGACAAGCACTACACGACGACAAAAAAGCAGAGATTGAAGCAAGAAAAGCAAAAGAATTAAACGATGCAATGGCTTATCAAACTGAAGTTGCTAGTAAGCTAGAAGATGTACTAAAAGGATTAGCCGATATCGGAGATATAAACGGTCGTCCTAATACATTTTACGAAACTGCTAAAGAAGCATACGAGCATCGAAACAATGTAGATAACTTAAAGCAAACACTGCTAAGTAAACAGCAAGAAGAAGATCCGTATCAGGCACAAATTGACGAACTTAATAACAGTGCTATACAAGACATTGATTGGAATACTGTAAACGAGTTAACAAATGTAAAAGATCATCAAGAATTTTTATTAAAACTGTTAACAAACAAAGATTCGTTTATTCGTAAAAAGATTATTGAACAAAATCTTGCATATTTAAACAATAGGCTCACATATTACCTTGATAAATTAGGCTTGCCACACCAAGTAGTATTCCAAAATGACTTAAATGTCGAAATTACCCAACTAGGACAAGATTTAGACTTTGATAATTTGTCAAGAGGCGAACGTAACCGTTTAATTCTTGGTTTAAGTTTTGCATTCCGTGATGTTTGGGAAAGTTTATATCAAAATATCAACTTATTGTTTATTGACGAGTTGATCGATAGCGGTATGGACACTGCTGGTGTTGAAAATTCATTAAGTGTTCTTAAGAAAATGACTAGAGAACGTGATAAAAACATTTTCTTGATTAGTCACAAAGACGAATTAGTAGGCAGAGTAAATCATATTTTAAAAGTTGTTAAAGAAAACGGATTTACTAGTTATGAGAATGATTTAGATGTTGTAGAATGATCGATGATGACACACATGACAAATTAGTAAAAGCGTACATGGCATATTTTAAGGCAAACGAAAAGTTTGAAACAAGAAATAGTGTTCGCACACATAGAGAAGCAAGAAGACTCTTAAGAGAAATTAGAGATCTTGCTAAAATGCGTATGGACGAAATTCATAATACCTTTCAAACCAAAAAAGAAGGTGACAAAGAATAGGCATCGGTAAGTAAGTTCATGCAGTGGACTTATGAAGGCAAACCAATTGATACAATACCAGACGAATATGAAGGCTTTGTTTATCTCATAACCAACACAACTACTGGGCAAAAATACATAGGCAAAAAACTAGCCAAATTTAAAACAACTAAGCCACCACTCAAAGGCAAAAAAAATAAAAGACGAGGCTACAAAGAAAGCGATTGGAGAGACTATTGGGGATCTTCAGATAGGCTACAAGCAGACGTAGACAAGTTAGGCCCAGAAAACTTTACAAGAGAAATATTATATCTTTGCAAAGGCAGAGGCGAGATGTCCTATATAGAGGCAAGAGAGCAATTTGACCGCCGTGTATTAGAGAGCGACGAGTATTACAATGGAA